ACAAAAGAACTTGCTAAAATACTACCAGAAAAGATAAAAAGATTAACAAAATCATACAAGGAAAATGTTAGTGAGCTAAAAAAGCTGATAGCAAAATTAGAAGTATAAAAAAATACACCTCGTGTGTCGGTTCAAGAACTATAATTATAACTAAATAAATAAAAAAAACAAGGAGAAAAATATGAAAACAAGATATTTCACACAAACCAAAAAAGACGAGATAGCCAAAAACTATCTCATCCCAACAACAACTTTAACAGGTTGGGAGAAAAAGCGAACTGTTTCCAGCGATTGGAGAGGATTGCTTTTTGATAAACTTTCTCTTTTTACAGAGATCGAGAAAGCAACTCTTGTAAAACTAAAACAGATTTTCAACAAAAAAGAACTTCAAGCGATCTGGGGTTGTTTAAAATCAACAATGATAACAAGTGATTTGATCTTTATGAAAGAAGCTCTTGGATACGGATTTGTGGATTATTGCAATTATGAGAGCATGGAAGCTTCACAATTTACAGACGATTTGGAAAAATTCTCAAAAATTGTCTCTGAAAAGTTAAACAGCCTAACAGAATTTGAAAAATATGCACTTTTAGAGTATATAACTTCAAAAGAGTCTCAAGGAGAATTATTCCAAAATACTTAAGCAAAAACTAAGCTCCCACAGCGATTTTAAGGGCTTTTAGCTCTTTTGGTCGTACTGTTACCCTCTAACTCTTCTCTTTAAATACCATATTTTTTCAAAAAAAGCAAGACAAAAATCTTGTATATCTTTTTTTTCTTTTTTCTGTCAAACTTCCATCAAAATTTTTAAAAAGGTGCAGTTTTGACTAAAGAGCAGATAAAAGAGATGATTGAAGCGTACAGACAGGCAGAGATCACTGTGCTTTCTGCAAAAAGCTACACCATAAAAGGGCGAGTTCTCACTCGTGAAAATTTAGCAGAGATAAGAAATGGTCGCAAAGAGTGGGAGAATAGATTGGCAGCTGTCAATTCTGGTCGCGGCAGTATGAGAGTTAGCAGGATCACGCCGCTATGAATATAAAAATGAATCTTATAGACAAGGCTATAGGTGTTGTCGCTCCTGTGACTGCTTTAAATCGTGCAAAAGCCAGAACCCAACTATCTTTTTTAACTCAAAATAGTGGAGCTTACAGAGGAGCTTCAAAAAGTGACTCTTTTGCCAGAAAGTGGAGGACTAGAAGAACAAATGCCGACACGGCTGATCTTGGTGATCGTGACATTTTAGAAGAGAGAAGTCAAGACCTGTACAGAAATGCACCACTTGCAACTGCTGCAACTGGAACCTTGGAGACAAATGTTGTCGGTTCAGGTTTGAGACTCCAGTCTCATATAGATCGAGAGTTTTTAGGACTTAGTGAAGATGAAGCTGAAAATTGGCAGAGAGATGTTGAGAGAAAGTTTAGCTACTGGGCAGATACTCATCTGTGTGATATAACAAGAACTTCAACTTTTGGACAGATTCAAAACATAGCTTATCATTCGTGCTTGATTGCTGGTGATGTTTTGGCACTTTTGCCGATCATCGAGCGAAAAGGTAAAAAAACTTTAGCTATAAAACTTTTAGAGTCTGCACATTTATCAAATCCAAACGGCACAAAAGATAGTGCAAAGATCGCTGGTGGGGTAGAAGTTGATGAAAACAGCACACCCATAAAGTACCACATAACAAAATATCATCCTTATGGATTAAATAAAAACAAGCAAAAATGGACTGCGATTCCAGCTTTTGGAAAAGATACAGATCGTCAAAATGTGATTCTTCTCATGGATAAAAAAAGACCAGGACAAAGAAGAGGAGTCTCTGTACTTGCTCCAGTCATAGAGAGTTTAAAACAACTTAGCAGATATACAGAAGCTGAACTTATGGCAGCAGTTGTATCTGGGATGTTCACGGTTTTTGTAAAAAGTGAACCAGTTTATGATGATGACGGAAATTTGATCGAGAATGATTTTGAAGAGAGTGCAGGGCTCGGAAATGGTGCGGTTGTGAACTTAAATGCTGGAGAAGACATCTCTATAGCTGATCCAAAAAGACCAAACACAGCTTTTGAACCTTTTACAGTTGCACTTGCTCGTTATATCTGCTCTGCTTTGCAGCTTCCTTATGAGGTAGTAATTAAACATTTTACAGCTTCTTACTCTGCAAGTCGTGGGGCTTTGCTTGAGGCTTGGAAGTTTTTTAGAGTTAGAAGAAACTGGTTAGCAGATAACTTTTGTCAGATCATTTACAAAGAGTGGTTGACTTTTGAGATCGCATCTGGTCGGATTGTCGCAGATGGCTTTTTGGATGATGACTTGATAGCCCATGCATACACTCGTGCGGTTTGGGTAGGAGCAGGACAAGGACAATTAAATCCTCTTGTAGAGACAAAATCCGCAGTCTTAAAGATAGAGAACAATCTTAGTACTGGTCGAAGAGAATCGGCGGAGATGAACGGAAGCGATTTTGATATGAATGTCGAGAGATGCGGTGTTGAGAGAAGAAAAAAGATAGAAAACAAATTATTAGAGGAGGAAGTAGAGAATGCCTGAAGACCATATAGTAGAGTTAAAACATGCTGTAAAAGTTGACAAAAAAGCCATTGATAGTGAAAAAAAAGTTGTATCTTTGATACTTAGTGACGAGACACAACTTATTAGATACAGTTGGAGAAATGGCAGGTACAAACTAAAACTGTCTCATGAAAAAAACGCTGTTGATCTCTCAAGAAAAGATATTTTAAAACTTTTTTATCAACATAAAACACATGGAGATACTCCACCTATTGGGAAACTTGAAAATGTGAGAGTAGAAGATAAAAAACTAAAAGCAGATGCACACTTTGATAGTGAAGATGAATTTGCCATGACCATCTTTGGAAAAATCGAGAGAGGTTTCTTAAATAGTGTCTCGGTAGGTATTGATATCGTCGATGGTTTTATGGTTGAGCATAAAAATAAAGAAGATGAATTTACAGCTACAAAGTGGTCTATCCACGAAGCTTCCATAGTAAATATTCCAGCGATTCCAAGTGCTTCCAAGTGCAAAAGTTGGTTTATCCGATGAAAACAAGGGTTGTAAAAAGTGTGAAGAGCTGTTTGGGATAGATCCAAACGGTGCTGATTTGGAAGATTTTACAGGCGAAGAGGGAACTCAAGAAGAGTTAAAAAACTTAAACGAAGGAGAAAGTATGACAAAAGAAGAGTTGCAAAAGCAACATCCAGAGCTTTACAATGAAGTCTTAAGTGATGGGGCAAAGGCAGAAAATGAGAGGATAAAAGCGATTGAGTTGGCTATACCTAAAGCTTATAGCGGTGTGGAGGCGATACAAGATCTTAAATATGATCAAAAATCTACTCCTGTAGATGTAAAAGCTGCACTTTTTGAGTATAGCGAACAAAACAGAGACAAGATGAAACAAAATCTTGAAAAAGATGGTGAAGATCTAGGCAAACAGCTTAAAGATATAAATGACGAAGATGCACCAGATGCACCAAGCGATGATGAAAAACTAGCTTTAAGAGTTGAAAAAGCAAAACAATTTGCAAAGGAGAGAAGATAATGGCACAGCCAATAAGTGAAGAGACTTTGGATCAGAACAATTTAGAGTTAAGTTCCGCGAGACAAGATAAAAGTGGCACTATAAAAACAGGCGAAAAACTTGTTGCAGGAACTGTACTTAAAAAAGATGGTGACAAATATGTTCAACTTGCAGATGTTGCAACTGATGCGGATGCTATTCTTTTAGCTGATATTGACGCAACTGCTGAAGATAAAATAGCTCCTATCTTGATAGGTGGAACTGTAGATGAAGAGATGCTAACTTTTGATACAGGTGCTACTTTAACTGCGGATGATGTGAGAGAAGTCTTGAGAGATAAAAACATATATTTGAAAAAGAGAGGTAAGTAAAGATGAGTTTGTTTGCAATTAGAGCACTTGTAATGTCGATAGCGGTTTTACATGGAGTGCCTCAGTATTTTAGAGATACTTTTTTTGGCGAAGATGTGGAGAGTGACAGCAGTATAGTTGATATAACTATTACAAAAGGTTCTCAGCAAGTTGCACCTTTTGTATCTCCAAGAATGGGTGGAAAGGTGATGAGAAGAGATGGCAAAAAGTTACAAGCTTATGAGCCAGTTCCAGTTAAACCGATCTATGAAAGCTTTGCTGAGGATATCTTGCAAAAGTCAACATCTGCTTTTTATGCAAAAGATGAGACACCTGAAGATAGAGCTGAAAAAGCACTGCTAGAAGATCTTCAAAAAGGTAAAGATGCAGTAGCTCGAAGAGTAGAAGTTATGTGTGCAGAGTTTATGACAACTGGCAAGATTATCTGTAAAGGTGATGGTGTTGATGACGAGATAGACTTTGGAAGAGATCCACTTTTAACAGGTGAGCTTACTGGAGCTTTACTGTTTAGCGATGATGCTTCTGATCCTGAAGCTTGGATTATAGACAAATGCGATCTTATCTATGAAAAATCTGGCTTGAGACCTACAGAAGCGACTCTAGGAACAGATGCATGGAAAGCGATGAAAGCAAATCCAAACTTCACATCTAAGCTAGATAACAGAAGAATTTTGGCTGGGGAGATAGACCCTAAAAACTTACCAAACGGAGTGACTTATCTTGGCTATCTAAATGAAGCTGGAGTTGATCTATACAAATACAACAACAACTATATCGATCCTGAAACAGGCGACACAAAAGCGATATTTCCAAGCGATGGACTAAGTCTAGCATCTACTGCGGCTGGTGGTAAAGTTGTGTGGGCTTCTATAGCTGACTTTGACATAGTTGAAAATCTCGGCGGTGAGTTTGTGGGACAAGTTTTTGTAAGCAGCGAGAGAAAGAAAAATCCAAGTAGAAGAATTCTTTATTTTGAAGGTCGACCGCTTCCTATGTTTGGAAATGTTGATGCTTCAGGATACTGGAAAGTAGTCTAATCATGAATGCTATAGCAACTGTAACTTTAGAAGGGACAAAAAAAGGGGTCCTGGTAAAAGGGACGATAATCGATACAAAAGATTACTTCCCTAAAAAAACAGCTGATGAGCTTCTTAAGTCAGGAAGTCTAAAAGAGATAGAGATGGAAGTGAGTGAAAGAAGTATCGAAGAGCTACTTGATAGTGATATTGATACTTTAACACTAGATGAACTCAAAAAGATTTGCAGTCATTATAAGATTCCTGCAAAAGGAAACAAAGGACAGATCAAGTCGGCAATAGTCGGCTTTGAAACTCTTCTTGAGACTGAAGATCTGACAACTTTATCAGATGAGGAGCTTGGATATCTTGCAAATTATGCAGAAGTTGAGCTTGGAGAAGACAGAGAACTAAATATCAAGATGATTGACGAGGTTTTGGGGTAGTGGATTTTAAGGAGCAGATTCAAAAAGATTTAAACGAGGTCTTTTTCAACAAAGATGAATTTGCAACAGAAGTCACTATCAACGGTAATGAACCAGTCATCATGATATTTGATGAAGAGTATGAGGTGATCGAAGCAGATGAGATAGTAGCGATCGCTCCAGCACTTATCGCAAAAAAAGAGTTGACAAAAAATGTCAAAGATGATGATGAAGTGCTAATAGGTAGCGACAAATACTATGTAGCTGACAAGATCCCTGAAAATGATATAGAGATTATTTTACTAAAGAGATGAGATGGATTATTTTGAGTTAGCAAGAGTGTTAAGAGAGAATGTCACAGAGCTAAAAAGAGTCGAAGTCGAGAGGCATTGGGCTTTTGATGATGAGGATATGCCCAGTGTAAATATAAGAGAGACAGAATTTAGCTCAACACAGATAAGCATATCTGCTATAAAAAGTGATTTTCATTTTGTTGTGATGCTTCATGCTACAACGAAAAAAATATCTCATGAAGATGATGTAAAGAGTTATCGCTCTATTCGCCAAAAAGTGATATCAGAAGTTTTAAGATTTAACCCAAATATAGAACTAATTGGCGGAAAGAGTGTTGGAGAGGGTGCTGAGTTTACATATCTTGGCACTACATTACTATTCAAGATAAAAAGGTGTCAAAATGCAATTTAAATCTAAGCCGAATCTCTCTTTTCATATAAATGGAAATATGAAAAGATTTGACAATAACGGCTTTTACAAGACAGAAGATAAAGAAGAGATCGAGACTTTAAAAAATATGGATGGAGTTGAGATTTTAACGCAAACAGAAGATAAAAAACAGAAAGGGGATAAGAAAAATGGCTGATTGCTGCATAAATGGAGGACAAGCCTCTAAAGACAAGCTACTCTTTAAATACAACGGCACACCAGCTTCAACAGATGTCTTTTTAGTGAACGGCTCAAGTATCGACATAAAAACGACAGTCGCATCAAGAGAGCAGGATCGTGTCGGTTCTGGTATGATGAACAGTAAAAAGACAAGCTATGATAAGAACAATATTACAGTTGATTATACAGCAGAGATGTCTGTTGAGGGAACTGGTGCAAAAGGGACTCCTCCCAAGATTGCTGATTTCTATAAGGCAAGTGGACATACAGAGACGATAGATGCTGGAAACAGCGTTACTTATACACCTCATTTTGATCCGATTGACGGATCGACTGCGATAGTTTACAAAGGTGGCTCTCAAAAATCGACTTATACAGGGCTTATAGCAAACATGACTTTAAGCGGCTCTGTCGGAGAAGCTCTTGTTGCGAAATTTGAGTTAAAAGGATATGGAGACCTGCAAAAAAGCACAGAAAACTTGGCAGACAGCGTAATAGAGAGCCTTGCTGAGTTTACAGTAGATTTTGTAACAGCTGTTACGGTTTCTGGCACAGAGATATGTCTAAGTTCGTTTGAATTGTCACAAAATGCCGAAATAAAACAGGGTTATTATGCAGGTTGCAAGAAGATCAAACGAACTGACCTGTCTCCATCTTTAAATCTTACAGCACTAAAAGCTCTAAATGATCCTGGTGCATTTGTTGACTTTTTAAATCAAGCATCCAAAAGTGTAACTATTACCTGCTCAAATGGAGCTGGAGAGATTTTGGAGATAAAATCCACAAATGCTATCCCAAAACCAGTTGAAGAGGGTGAAAATGATGGAGATTTGACAGAGACAAGACCGTATGACCTAAAAAATGATGAAAACGGTGTCCCTTATACGATCACTTACAAATAAAAGGTGGGTTTTGAGTCTCCATTTCCCACCGCCAAAAAATGGAGAAAACTAAAAAAATGGAGAAAACATGAAAAAAGCAAAGATACAAGACTTAACAAGTGAGTTGGAGGTACCGTTTAAAAGCGGTGAAAAAACCTATACCTTAAAACTCACAAGAGGAGACAAAAAAAGCAGAAAACAAGCACAAAAAGCAGCTAAAAAGTTCATAATAGAACCAACTGCCGAAAAAAAACGGTTAGCAGCTGTCGAAGACGAGATACTATTAACTACACAAAGGATCGAAAAACTAGAAAAAAGATTAAAACTTTTAGAGAAAAGCCCAGACAAGCATGAAGAAAAGCTCATAAAAGTATATGAAGATTTTGATGATGCGGTCGTAAAGCTTGATGATCTTATTAGTCAAAAAGAGGAGATAAAAAAGACAGTTCCTAAAATAGATGTCGAAAAAGATATAGAAAACAGTGAAAAAATATTTGAGATCTACTCAAAAGTCTATCTAAAAGAAGAGAGCTATAAAGATGCTGAAGCATTTGCAGATGAGATTGGCTGGAGAGGAGTGCATGACAATATCATAAAAATATGGCAAAAAGAAGATGAGGGAAACTTGAGCTACTCAGAAGATGGGTCGCTCAACAAGCAAAAAACAACGGAGAGTTAGAAGCTTACAGGCAGTTTAAACAGTTGAAAAAGCAAAAAAAGCTAACAAACGAAGCTTTTTTAGAAGAGATAAAAAAACTAAAAGCTGAAACTTTCAGCGAAGTGGTTTTTTTAAAAGATATAAGTCAAGAGCTTTTTACTTTTGGGATATTTTTCCTATCTATCCCAAATGATTTTTTTGATAATGGTCAAGTAAGAGGTAAAAATTGGGAAGCAACAAAAGATCTGTGCAAATGGCATGGATACAGAAAAAGTATATTTGTACCACTTGTTGCAGATCTGGCGACTGCGTGGGCAAATAATATTAAAAAGGAGAAGAGTAGTTGAAAAAGATTTCTGTAACCATAGATGTAAATGCAACCGACAGAAATGTCGATAATCTTACATCAAAACTCAAGACCATGAAAAACACTCTTTTCTCCGTAAAAGGTGCGATCGCATCTGTTGGAGCTGCGTATGCCACCATAAGAGGAGCATCGCAACTCGCAGAAATGGCAGATGAAGCAGCCAAAGCAGCAGACGAGATCGGTAAAACTGCCGAAAAATACTCTCTCTCAACCGAAGCTCTCTCAAAATGGGAATATGCGGCAGGTTTTGCCGATGTTTCTACTTCTAAGCTTCATGCAGGGCTAGGAGCACTTACTAGAAGACTAAACAACTTTCAAAGAGATGGATCTGGAGCTGCTAAAAAAGCTTTTGAAGAGCTAGGTATAACTCAAGAGTTTGCAAGAACACAGATGGATACGACCGAAAAAGCGATGAATGTGTTGTTGCAAAAACTTGACGAGATGCCAGACGGCATACAAAAAACAGCGATAGCTCAAGATCTATTTAGCAAATCAGCTTCTGATGTGGTAAGAATGGCAAATCTTGGAGCAGATGCCTTACAGGCTTACGGGGATGAAGCACAAAGAGCAGGGATAGCGATAAATGAGCATTTTGCACAGGTTTCAGCAGCTTACAATGATGCACAGGCGAGACTGGATCAGGTTCAACAAGGCTACACAAATGTAGCAGTTGCCGAATCAGGATGGCTTGAGTTTTCGACAGCGGTTTATAATGATGCTGCCAATCTCGTCATAAACTACACCGAAGAGCTGCAAAAAGATAGTAACTCATGGGTTCATAGTCTAAAATCTTTCTTAGAGGCGGCTTATGCAGTTTTTCCAAATGTCTGGGAGGTGATGAAAAGTGTCGGTACAGCCGCTTTCACGCTAGGAGAGAGCCTTTGGACTCTTGGATCAACAGTTGTTTCTGCTCTTATACCACCTTTTCAGGGCTTTAATCAAGAGAGTGATAACTCCATCTCACTTACGGCACATCTAACAGGACTGATGCAGGGTGTATCAATGGCGATGGAGAATTTTGCAACGATGGTGCAGATGGCGAGTGTAGGTATTCAGATGTTCTCTGCAACCATAACAGGCTACGCCTTGTCTGCTATCGCAGCTCTACAACAAAAAGCATATCAAGCAGCAGCTGCTTTGGCAGAGTTGGCAAATACTGTCTCTTTTGGTAAAATCGGAGGCAACTATAAAGAGTTGGCAGCAAAGGCTACTTCTTTTGGAAATAAATCCTCTATCGCAATGCTACAAGCGAAAATCAAAGTCGGAGATTTATCAAAAGAGTTTTCATCCCTTGGCAAGAATATACACTCTCTTGACGAAATAGACGCAAAAATGAAAGCAGTCGCTATATCTACAAACTATGCTCAAAAGACCGCAAAAGGGATCCTTGATCTCAAGATGCCTGAAAAACCAAAAAATAAAGAAAGCATTTGGGGTACACCGCTCAAAAAAGATATAGATCTTCTAAAAACTTTAACAAAAGAACACAACAAAGCCGCAAAAGCTGCAACAAAAACTTTTAACGAGCAAGAGAGATGGAACGAAAGATTTACAAACGATTTCAACCAAGCGACTCTAACACAACAAGAGTATGCTATCAGGTCTCTTGACAAGCAAAGAGACGAGTATATAGCACATAACCAAGATAAACTGCAGGTGGCGACCTGGTACAACGCTGAACTTGCAAAGATAAATGAGCAGTATGCAGAAAAAGAGAAAAAGACACAAGAGAGTGTTTGGAAAAATTACGGAAAATCATTAGAGAAAAATGCAAAAGCTAAAGCAGATTTTTTAAGCGGAGGCATAGGGAACTCTGGTGGTGGCTGTGTCGGTGGAAATTGTGGCAAACAAGGTGCGTATATAACCCCACAGCAGTCACAAAAGTATGCAGAACAAGCTGGTAAGAGCTTCGGAAGTTCTTTTCAGGACTCTATTGTTGGGAAAGAAGCTGAAAAGAGTTACGAATCTATGGGGTCTAAGTTCGGCAATGTTTTTGGACAGGCTATCAGAGGGGCTTTAAGCGACTACATTAACGGTGAAGGCGACATAACACTTCGCGAAGCTTCTCGCAAACAGTTTGATGACAACATTGGAGGGGCTATAAGAACAGAATATCCTATGCTCTCTCTCGCGGCAGATATCTACTCAGCTATGAACACTGAGACTAGAAATGATTTTCAACAAATGGATGTAAATATTGATGCAGACAATACTGGTATAGCAGACTCTTTATCTATGCTCGACAGCACTGTAAACAATGAGCTTCCGTATTTTCAAAAGATGACACGCTCTTTAGAAAACATGGAAAGTCAGTTTGGTGCAGTTGCAGTTGCTATATCAACATCTGTCGGTTTTGACTATACAGGAGCAAACTTCGACTTAAATCAATCAACCTCGCATGATATCTTTAAAGATGGCGAACTTATATCTTATGACGCAGGTGGTATAAAAGGTGGTTTAAGTGGATTTGTTGATGGTTTTTTGGACTCTTTATTTGGAACGACTACAAAGACATTAGAAAAGAGTGGGATAGGGTTCGGCAAACAGTCGGCTGAAGACTTTATGAATGGGATCGTAGATGGATACCAATACCAAGATATAAAAATTAAAAAAAGTTCAGTTTTTGGATTGGTGAAGTCAACAGGCTATCAAACTGTCAAAGAAGATCTCGATAGCGATATAGAACAAAAATTTGCTGACGCAATAAGGACTGGCTACGAAGTCGTATCTGACAGCATGGAGTCGCTTGGAGTAAATGAAAGAGACATCTCTGATTTGCAGTTTGATGAAGTAAAATTAGACTTCAAGGATAAGTCGCAGGATGAGATAAATGATCTTGTAACAGGGGCTATGACTGCGAGGCTTGATGATCTAACTCTTGCGATGTTTGGAGGTGAACTTAAAGAATACCAATCTACCGGAGAGGACTATACTGAGACTATCTTAAGGATCTCAACAGGCTATCAAGATGCGAAATACTCTCTTGATAGATTGGGCATAGCAACAGTAAACTATACTGAAGTTGCAAATAAATCTGCTAAAGATTTTGGAGGAGAAGTCGCAAAGAGTTCTATAGTTTTGAAAGAACATGATTCTGGCATAGGAAAATATATAGAAACGCTAGAAGCTTCAACTGATGCTGTAGTTACAGCATATACAGAATTACATAACTTACAAACTGCTCTCCAAAAGACAAGCTCTTTTGCAGAGTTTGATGCAAAGATGATCGAAGGAGCAGGTAGTCGCGAAGCCCTTATTAGCGGTCAAAGCTCACTTTTAGAGAATTTTTATACTTTGCAAGAGCAAAATAGCATAAAACAGGCACAGATGAACGAAGAACTTTCCACCATGGGACTTATACTCCCTGCAACAAAAGATGAATGGAGAGAACTTTTAGAGAGTGTTACTGACCCTGAATTATACGGCAGACTTATCTCTATGAGTAGTGATGTTGAAGATGCATTTAAAAGTATGGAAGATGCTTCAGCCGATGTGGTTGAACAGATTATGAAGCAAATAGAAGTGCAAGAAGATTTGCTGGAGGCACAAAAGGAATTAGATGATCTTAAAAATAGTATGCAGGAAGAATATAATGACATACTAGAAGATACGGCTAAGACTTTAAGAGACCTAGCGAGAAGCTCTAATAGTGTAAAAGATAGCATATATACGACAGGGCTAGATGATGATGAGTCGATACATTATTATTTAGATCAGCTAAATTCAAAAGAGCAAGAATTTGCAAGTTTTTTTGATAGTAACGGAGCTTTATTGCCAGACAAATATGATGAGATGCAGAGTGTTTATGCAGAGATAAATTCGATAAGTTCATCGCTGACTAATTCGCTAGAGGATTATGATAGATCTGACTATCTTAAAGAAAATATTTATGACTTGCTCTCAGTAAATCAGGCAATCGTGGATTCAAATGCTAAAGTGATGGAAGTGCAGATCGCTGGTGGAACGCTTGACGGTGTTTTAGGGGGGCTCAGCATAAACGAGTTTTCAACTTTGGTTGGTCTATCAGAAGAACAAAAAGCACAACTTATAACTGTAGCAAGCCAAACCGTGGGATTGGCACAAGAAGCAACGCTCACGACCAGATACGCCGGACAGGCTATATCTGTAGATCAAAGTAACTTCGTAGCACCGTACAGCACTGTCGGCGTATCAAACATGATCCCATCTGTCGAAACAGGGCTCATGAAAGATAACACATTTGAAGCAGCTCCGACAACCGTAAGCGTAGGAAATATAACAGCGGCACAAACAGATGTCTCTACTTTGATGAAAGATGGAACATTCGTAGCACCTTATGATACTGTAACGGCAAACAATCCTTATTTTGCAGGGATGGCAAAAGACAATACTGTAAACAGTCTATATAAAGGTGCAGACATAGCGATAACAAATCCTGCACTACTTGGAAGCGTGAAGCTGTCTGATCTATTAGGAAGTAGCAGTAGCGGCTTAACAGGCATACTCAATCTTACGGATGAGCAAAAACAGAAAATAGCAGCGCTTGAAGCAAAAGCAGCCGAAGAGAGTTCTGCACAAACTTACTACAACAAAGCAAGTACTTATTTTGATGCGGTTTTGGCAGATATTGCAAGAAAAGCAGAAGCAGATACCAGAAATCTCTCTGCTGCATCTTTTGGTGCAACATCTACACTTGGAACTCAAGAGGATATCGATTTTCAAACAGTTTTAGGTAACGCAGGTCTGACATTTGATGCGACACAAAGAGCAAACCTGTATGACGAGATGAAAGGTTTTGCTACACAAACAGACGATCTTTCCTACCTTAAAACCTTGCTAGGATATAACGATGCGACAGGGACAGTCTCAAACATTGATGAGTTGACAGCTATAAAAGCGTTACAGCCATATTTACCAAATGATGCTACAAGTGCTTATGGAAATTTAAAATCTATAAACGATTCGATAAAAAATGAGATATCGACTCATTTAAATTCTGTAAATAGGGCAGTTGAGGGAGAGTATGATTTTGGAAATGGCTTAGAATTTTTTACAGGAACACAAAATTCTAATTATAATCAGCAACTGGATGCAGTTGCTGATTATCTTGGTGTAAATATTTGGTACAGAGATGACGGCGATGGATATTATTACAGATACCTAGACGGGCATGCTGATTTTACTAATATTCAATCGATTTTACAGCAAAAACTAAACGATCTTCCTCAATTTAAATCTGGAGGCTTTACCGGCTACGGAAATCCAAACGATATAGCAGGAATCACTCATAAACAAGAGTTTGTAGTCCCCCATAAAGGTGCTTTGGTACTAAACAAAACCGGCGAGAATAAGGAGTTAAAAGAGATCAAAGAGGTGTTAAAAGAGACAAAAAAAGAACTAGAAATTATGAGGTCTCTTCTTTTTAAAGCGAATCAACTACAAACAAAGACTAGAAAAGTTGAGATAGTCGAAGAGGAGTATATAGCATGAGTGAAGTAATGTACCTAAGACCTACAGTTGCGACAGTAACAGAAACAAATCTAACAGATGAAGCCTACCCTATATTTAATATATCCACAACTTACGCAAAAAACGACAGAGTTATAAGCGATACTCAGATATACATCTCTCGCGTTAATGAAAATACAGGAAACACACCTCTTACATATCCACTCTTTTGGAAGCTGGAAGGAACAGTCAATACACTTGCTGCCTTTGATCCGCACTTTTTTACACAAAGTTATGCAAACAACGAAATAACCTACACTATATCTGCTCCGTCTGTTGATACGATCGCTTTTGCGAACTTGGAAGCAACAGAGATCGTTGTAGAGTTGTTAGATGAAAATGATGCCGTTATCGAGACTAAAACAAGCGGCTTGGTAACTGTAAACGGCGATGACTGGATCGATTACTGGTTCAATCCTTTGTCTTATGCGACAAAGGAAGTTATTTATGTCCCTATAGCAGTCAGCAGCAAGATAAAGATAAAGATAAAAAATCCTGGCTCGATCGCAAAAGTGGGGAACTTAGGAATCGGAATGAGAACAACGCTAGGTTGTGAGAAATATGGCACAAAAGTATCTTCTCGCTTAGTAAAAGATCCATACGGAACAAAAAAAGTAGTTGAAGATGTAAGTATGTCTTTAGATATAGACTCCAACCTTCGCATAGCAGAAGTTGACGAGATAGCAAGGATAGGTGACAAGTTCACTTTCTACTTTTTCGGATATGAGAGTGGAGAGATAGTTTGTGCAAAAGCTACAAATCCAGAATCGATACATGAAGACTTTACATCAAGCACATTAAATTTAGAATTAGAAGGAATAAAATAAATGGCAATATCAGATATAGATCAAAACTTAACTCCGCCGCCGCCAGTTGATGCAAAAAGCGATACCCCAGAATGGCTACAGCAAAGAAACAGCTTTATGCTATGGATACCGACTTTTGTGCAAGATATCGTAGATTTTATAGCGAAGCTGAATATTTTCAAAGAAGAGGCGAATACACTCATAGATGAAGTCTCTTCAGCCGCGGACATCGTTAACAATGCTGCAAATAACGCTTTAATAGAGATAAATGACAAGATAGAGGTGATGGAGAGTGTAGTTATCCCTGAAGAAGCAACATATTCTATGGACGAGATAGATGAAAAAATCCAAGGTGTCAAATACTATGATATCGGGATAACTGGAAAGATCGGCTTTGGAGTAGGCATTTGCCCAGAGCATGATCTCCCTAGTTATTTAGTGTCGATGGCAGGAACTTATCAGGTCGATCATGATAACTACGGCAATTATATCCATCCAATGTCCGGATCCGTATTTGTTTTTATCCCTAAATATTATTTTAAAATTATAGGAAATACATACTATATTAGTACTCATAAAAAAGATGGCTATGTGATAGAAAGAGCTTTTCTTAATGGAGGAGTGGAAAAAGCAGGAATATTTGTTTCAAAATATCAAGGATCTAATAATAACGGTTACTTCGCAAGTATAAAAAGCAGAGATCCAGTTTCTACCCACGCCGATCATAATCCAGTCGCAAATATTAATGGATGTAGTGAGAATAGATACGATGAATTATATACCGCTGCGAAAAGTTTAGGAAATGATTTTTTCTTAACTCCGATCTTTGTTTACTCGATGCTGATGCGGTTAGCGAAAGCACATGCGGACGCAGGAACGATTGCAACATGTGCTTTTAAAGATGTCGCACCATACTTACCAAAAGGCTGCAATAACAACGCACTAAAAGACACAAACGATAACTCTGTTGTTTACGAAGCTTCGGGATACAGTAATTGTGGAAAAACAGGGTCAGCCACAAACTTTGCAAAAACAACACATAATGGTCAAAACTGTGGAGTCGCTGATCTGAATGGAAACATGTGGGAAGTCGCAAGCGGCTTTACCAGAGACAGCTCAAATTTCAAAATATTAAAAGAGTCTGTAGATATAGCAACTTTAACAGAAGATAGTGCTTACGACTACAACAACTATGATGATATCGACATATCTGACCTGGTTAGTGACAACAATGGTTGGATAAGATTAGGGAATGGAGCAAATCAAGTTTTTGAATTTAGTAACGATAAAAACTCTATAAGCTACAAAAGAACTGCTTTATCTATTCCTGCAGCAACTGGCGTGAGCAGCGGCGGTACTACAGAATTTGGGAATGATGGTATTTACAGATATTTAAGAACAGATATGACTTGTCTAGTCGGCGGTAATTGGAGCAGCGGTTCGCTCGCTGGTGGGTTCACTCTTTATCTGTACAATTCCCGCGGTAACTCTGGCCACACTGTGGGCGGTCGTGCCTCTGTGTTTTTGTAGTGCGGAGCGATAGCGATGGCACAGAAGCACGAAGTGATTCTTAATAGGAAGTACATGGAAATGATAAAATTATTAAATATATATTTAAACCATTTTCCAAAGCACGAAAAGTATGCTTTGGCGTTGCAGATACGACAAAATGCGTATCATGTTTATGATTTAATAACTGAATGTCATAAAAAATACTATAAAAAAACAACATTGAGCGATCTTGATATTTCGCATGAGAAGTTGCGTATGCAGCTGTATCTCGCAAATGAACTTGGGTATTTTGCATACAAAAACGGCAAGACCGATGCAACTGTAAAGCCTAAACACAGATATCTCGCTATCTCTAAACTCGTTGATGAAATCGGTCGAATGATTGGCTCTTGGATTCAAAAGATAAAGGGGAAAATGTGAGAAATCAAGGGCAGTATATTGACATGCATACTTGTCTAGTCGGCGGTAATTGGAACAACAGTTCGATCGCTGGTGGGTTCACTCTTAATCTGAACAATAACCGCAGTAACTCTAACAACAATGTGGGCGGTCGTGACTGTATAGCCAATCCTGAAATATCAAATGATAATACTGGCAATAGAGGGATATGCTGTCCTGCGATAAGCGAAATCAATCAAGGTGCTTTTTTGAGTAGCAATGTCAAAAATCAAAGCACCTCCAAAAGAGTTGGAAATTTATATAATAAAACTTTTACATTAGAAAATCTTCACAAAGCGTATCTGATAGCACGAAAAGGCAAAAGAAAAAAGCCGCACACTTACGAGTTTGAGATAAATTTAGGGCAAAATTTAGCAGACTTGCATGACGAATTAAAAGATGGTACTTACAAACCTAAACCTTATCGACAATTTGAAGTATATGAACCTAAAAAAAGAGTCATTAATGCTCCTCATTTTAGAGACCTGGTAGTGCAACACGCTATCTATAAAGAAATTTATGAAATATTTGACAAAAGTTTCATTGATCATGCATATGCTTGTAGAAAAGGCAAAGGTACACATAAAGCCAGTAGATATACTCAAAAAGAGATGAGAAAGTACAGCGGAGAGCTTTACTATCTAAAACTTGACATAAAAAAGTATTTTTACAGCATAGATAGAGATATTTTAAGAGGACTTTTTAAGAAAAAGATCAAAGATGAAAAGTTTGTAGAATTAATGTGTGAATTTGCTAAGATGGATGGAGACACAGGCATACCGATAGGAAATCTTTTAAGCCAAATTTACGCTTCTATCTACATGAATGAAACTGACCACTTTGTTAAAAGAGTGCTGAAAGTGAACTCCTATGTGAGATATGTCGATGATTTTATACTTATCGGCTTAACACTAAACGAAGCAAAAAAACACAAAGACACCTTAGAAAAGCTCATAAAAGAAAGATTAAATTTAGAACTTTCACATTGGACTATAGCAAAGATCAAGCGTGGTATAAATTTTGTCGGATATCGCACATGGAAGAGTAAAAAATTTGTTAGAAAACACTCCATGTATAAGTTTAAAAAAGCAGTTAAATTAAAAAATAGAGAGTCCATAACTTCTCTTTTGGAACATGCTAAAAATACAGCAACTATACCACACTATCAAAATATATTAAAAAAGGAAGATTTATGTATCGCTATATAAGTTTTACAGGGTTTTTAAACAAGCAGTTTGAAGAGCCTTTTACAAAAGAATACAGCACAGGTGCAGCAGTAGTTTGCAATGCTTCAAACGAGGAGTTTTATGCACTTTTAGCACTGCAAAAAAATGGTAAAGAGATAACCGCAGATGAATTTACAGAGCTTATAAAAGAGAGCGATCAGTTTAAATACGAAATGTCAAAGCTTCAAACTCTTTTTGTAGAAAAAGCAGAAGGGCTAAAAGAGATGCTCGCGGACAAGCAAAGTTTGACTGATAAGTACATAGATGTGCAAAATGAGATCTATGAGTATATGTATCAATTTGCAAAACAGGGGAAATATGACACAGCTACAAACGAAGCGATCATAAACGCAAACGAACAGGCTAAATCTGTAGCAGCTGATTATGTCATATTGTTAAACGAGATACGAAGCAAACTTGAGAATATGATAAAAAAAGGCATAGATATAGAACAGTTTTTGCAAAAAGCAAAAAACATCGACAAAAACAGCACCATTGACGAGATAAAGGAAATTTTTTGAAAAACCTACTTCTCGTCATGATCGCTTGGATCCTGGTATATGCCCTTGCTCCTGCCGTATTTGTTTTTATGCTTTTGTTCTATCTACTATACAGCACAAAGGAGGTGATCTTAAGATATCTGGTAAAAGTAGCGATTGGACTAGACCAACTAGGAGCTGCGATTCTCGACTGGGATGAGGACGAGACTATAAGCTCCGGTATGGGTCGCAGGAAGTTGGCAGGTGAGTTAAGGTTTCCTTTTACAGTTATCTGTAGAGGTTTAGAGCTGATCGACAAAGATCATTGCATCAAAAACATAGGAGAATAAAATGTACAAAGTAACAACAGACTGTCTTATATTGGACAGAGGTATAGGCGAAAATGACAGGTTTTTAGCGGTAGTAAGTGACGGCGAGGAGCTTGTGGCAGATGATGGCAATGCGACAGAGCTTGGCAAAAGTAAGATCATAGAACTTATGGATCATGAAGCAGTTGCTGCTGGTGCGACAGTTATAGCTTCAAGCGGTTGTGTTGACGGCGGTGGCGATATCGAAAAGTATTCAGATGACAGCGTTCACGCCTTTAATGGCGGTGATCTTGTTTTTGGAGATGAGCCTATCATGGAGTTTATGGAGAAAAATGGGCTGATTATCGACACAGGCGATATAAAGGTCAAGCCGCCCATAACAACGGCTATAAAGATAGGCAAGGCTTACAAGCAGCCTGTGCAAACAATAGTAAAGCTTCTTGTTGATGATATAGTTAACTTCGTAATTACTAAGTTTAAATGGGCAAAAGACAATGAGTTTCTACTAAGAAGTCTGATAAAACTTTTTGCTGGTGCAAATAGCGTAGATAAATATACAGATAAAATTTTTACAGAAGTTCAACAGAAGTTGAAATAACTTCCTATTGGGCAGGGCGTGGCAGTATGAGCAAACAAGGGACTGCTAAAAAAAGCATTTAAAGGTGCAAAAGATGATGATACTTAAAAATAGGAAGTGTGCAGTAATGGAATTTGTTGAAATAAAAGGAATAGTAGTAGCCACTTTTTCATGGGCGTTTGCTACTTTAGCACTAGATGGAGAGCTGTTGGGAATCTTGCTTTTTCTCTTGATTATCGATTCCATAACAGGATATATAAAAGCGATAATCTTTAAAAAAGCAACATCTCACATGCTGATATACGGGATCGGCAAAAAACTGACGATCCTGCTTATCCCTATAGCCGCATCCGCAGGGGCTATAATAGCAGGAAAAGACATAACAGGGCTCATAGCTTGGGTTTACTCTCTTTTGGCTCTTGGAGAGGTATACAGCATTATAGGGAATGTTATAGCGATAAATACAAAAAAAGAGATTAGTGAGTTTAATGCACTTATGATTATAGCTAACCGGCTTGAAGAAATTGCAAATAGAAAAAAGGATGAAAAATGAGAAAACTATTTTTAGTAGTGCTTTTTATCTTTACTGCATGTTCACATCATACAGTAAAGCCTCAAATAGGTGTACAGATACCAACACTAAAAACTCACAATCAGCAGTTTAACGCTATTTTGGAGGTAATAAAAGATAATAAATATACAGATTATCAATATGATAGCGAAGCGATTGAGACAGGACGAGTAAAATCTGTAAATGCATATGATCACTGGAATTTTGCGAGTTACTATGAGATACAAAAGATTAAAAAACAGATCGAAGCAGGTATAGAAAATATTTCAAATGCAAAAGTTGACTGCGATGACACCATGATACACCTATATATAGCTCTCTTAAAAAAAGGTTATCCAGCAGATCAACTATCTTGGAACTTCTACCTGGTCCCACCTTCGACCATGACAGGCGTTATCCAGCAGCTTGGAGGTCATGCAGTTTTGATAGCAGAAGTTGAAGGTGATGTTCCGTACAGCTTAGAAGATATCTCAAAACCTCGTCCAGTTTGGGAGATAGAGGAGACGCTCGGATACTACAATGTAGGATTTAAGCCTATGGATGAAGATATAAGAACACCCTGGTATTTCACGGACAAATATGGATATGAGAAGCTAAGCAAAGAGGAGATCAGCGTAGATGTCGCAAAAAGCTATCCTGCATACAAAAACCGCACAAATTGGACACACACAATTTTTCACAGAGGAGGTAACTGATGTCAGCACCGACAGATAACAATAAATTTAACTTTTTCAAAGAGCAGACAGAACAGCTCTACAGACAAGCAGCAGCAGCCTTAGGTAAAAAAGAAGCTGACAAGCTTTTTGGAGCTAAAGAAGTTATTATGGCGACAGGGGTAATAAGTGCAATTGACTGGAGGCTCTATAAAGATTTCAGTAGGTCTGAATTTGAGTGTCATTGCGGATGCGGCGAAGCAGATATGAACCCTGAACTACTCGATCGTCTGCAGGAGATTAGGACTTTTATAAACCGTCCGATAAACATACTCTCAGGCTTTCGCTGTAAATTTCACAACAACGAAGTCGGAGGCGATACAAGATCGGCTCACTTAGCAGGAGATGCGGCAGACATACAGGTCTACGGATCAACACACAGGCATCTGCTACTAAAAGCCCTGATCGATGCAGGTTTTAACCGCATAGGTATATATAAAACCTTCATACACGCAGATGTAAGCGTAGAAAACCCTCAAGATGTGATCTGGTATGGATAAGATACTGGAAGAGAGCTTTGAGGAGTTCATGAGTGTTCAAGAAGAGGTCTTAAAAAAGTATTTTAAACATATCCTGAAAGAAGCGTTTTTTTACGGAGCTATGAGCTACAAGATACAGCAGGACAATCTCATAGGTGAAGGCAGTATAGAGAAGCTGACCGCCTTAGAGAGTGAGATAAAGTGCTTTTTCGAGAAGATCACGGGGTAAAAGTGATCTTTGCCTTATTTGCAAGAATATTTTAAGGTAAAAAACTATATAATCCAAGCAAGAGAGAACCTCACCTTATAGGTCGAGGATTTAGGCTTAGTTCCTGTTGTTCTCTCTGCTTTCCTCTATTTTATCTCCACAATAGCAACAGTACTTCATATTATTGTCACTTGGAGTCCCTTCTAGTAGTAGAAAATCATTACCACAACTTGTATAGTACGAATTTTCACCAAAATCTACCAAATCTTCTTCTTCTGCTGTCCAAATACAAACATTATTCACAATTTCAAAGAATTCATTTATTTTTTTATCTCTTTCTCCGTGTCCCCAAAAAAAATCCATAAAGCCATATAATCCTTCATGTTTTAATAGCATTCCGCTTCCAGCCTGATACTCCACTACTTTTAAAATATCTCCCTTCTCAAAAGAGACAATATCATTATATTTAAGTTCTTTTTTTACAATTAATTCTTGTCCAAATTTCATCTTTTTACATCTCCATTAAAACTATCTGCCCATCCGGCATAACTTTAAAACCGCTTGGCATTTCGAGGATGGTGTCACCCTCAAAATTAAGCACCTCTTCTCTTTTTTTTCTCGCTTTTGCCTGCCTGCCAGGCTTTTTTCGTCTGTACATCTTGCGACCAATATAGATATCAACTGCAAAATAAGCGACAACCAGCACAAAAAGCAGTATGGCTAGTATTGTGATCGCTGTGCTCATGTTACCCTCCCAACTGCCTGACAGCTTCATGATCATACATCTCACCGCTTTTTAAAGTCTCATAATTTACTATCTTCCCATAACTTAACGATATATGCACCGCAAATACCAGTGTAAACAGAGCCACTGCAAACAGAACTGTTCCAAATATATACTTCATATTCTCTCCTTCGTAAATTCTCTATACGCATAACCTATATTTTTAGCTATCAGCTCCAGGTTGGCGACCTTGGAAGTGTTGTACTTCGTCAGCCACCATGGGGCGACATCCAAACCGTTTTTTTGCAGCTCTCTTAGGATCTCGTCTCTTTTGGGCTGCAACCTGTAGACTTTGCCGTCTTTTTCATACTCTCTGTACTTCATCTTGAGGATGATGTTTTTCATCGTCTCGAAGCTTGGGGTATCTTTTTTTAACCTTTGCTTCTCCCCTGCCCCTGTTGCCGTTGCAGGGGGTTTTACTTTCCCTGCTCTTCCTTTAGCAGTTTTTCAAGATTTTGTGTTTTGCTTTTTTGGTGTTGCTTTCTCACATCTTTTATATCTATATCGTTGTCACTGTGTTTGCCTATGCCTTTTTGTATCTTGACCGCTCCTTTTATGTTTGGATTTAGAACATGCACTATCGTGCTTAGAGCTATAAAAAAGCTACATATAACCTCTCCCCAGATGGCTATAACAGAGGCTTTTTGGATAGTCTTGACTCTAGTGTTGTTAAAGTTGCTTTCGACCTCTTTTTTGGTGTTTAGCAGGTCGTGTTTGGATTTTTCAAACTCTTTGTAGCTCTCCTGCCTCTTTGCAGATAGTGAGCTAAGATCGTTTTGCAGCCGTGCCAGATCGCCTTGAAGACCTTTTAGCCTCGTTCTAAACTTCCAGGACTGCTCTTTTAGGGCTTTTTCTCTGTCAACAAAGACTTTTGTCTTTATATACTTCATCCTCTTTTTGTTTTCAGCTTTCAGCTCTGCGATCTCTGTTTTTTTGTCTTTTATGTACTGCTTAGTGTCTTTTATATCCTGTTTTACAGAGTCTATAAGCCCCAAAGCTACACTTTTATCCTCTTTGCTCTCAACTACATAGCTGTTTTTCTCAAGGTTTTCTTTAAACCTCTGCGTCTCATATTTGTCAACTATGTCTATAGTTCGCATATTTGCCATGATAGTCGCTCCTGTGACTGCTATGACCGCTACTATACCAGCTATGACATACCACTCTATCGACTTCTCTTTTGTTGCTATAGCTATAAGATTTGAGATGACAAATAGTATCAGCCCTCCTCCGATGAGAGTGTTTATCGTAAACTCTTCCAGGTCCAGGATGTTATATCCTTTGTGGGCCGCATATCCTATGCTTAGCATCATGATAGAACCTATCAAAAACGCACCGTTAAAAGTAAGAGAACTTATAAAAGCTCTAAAAGCAAAAGTTTTTAGAAACTCAAATGCTATATATATAGCTATAAAAACAGCAACGATCGCACTTTTTATCAAAAAAGATGAAAAAGTGATACCCGCAACTGTTACGCTCTCCCCTATCGCAACATTTGAAGCTAGATATATACCGACTAAAGATGCTATGACCATGACAAAGCTGACGATGATACTCACCAACCCAGCCCAAAAACTGAAGCCATAACCGGAGCTTTTTACGACCATATCCAGACGGTCACTTTTGGCAACAACTTTGTTTAAAAAGTTTTTAAAATTATTATCCATTTTTTTCCTCGTTTTTCTTCCTCTTTTTCATACCGTCCAATAAGCTGTTTTCTATTGGACGATTTTCTATTGGACGGCTTATTGGACAGCTAGCTGTCCAATAGAGTGTCCAACAACTGTCCAATAAAACCGTCCAACAACTTTTTTAACTCTTTTTTGCCTCTTTTTTTATCATATCCATGGCTATATCTTTTAGCTTCTTTTTTGGTCTATATCTGCAAACTTTTTAGCAGGGATATGTGTCGAAACTTGGAAGAAGCCATGCTTACTTTTTCTAACTATATTGTCTCTTGCTCTTTTGATGCAAATCTGTTTTCTTAAGTGGATATCACTTTCGTTTGGATTGTCGTTTCCGTACTCAAGATATTCATATATCTCTTCTACATACTGTTTAAAATCTTCATCTTTTTCAAGCTCTGAGAGGGGAGTGCCTTCGATATGTTTTTTGACTACTCTCCACTCGACACTTTTTCTGGTGAGTACATTTGACTCATCTGCTGTTCTGTTGTATTTGCATGGATTTTTTCGTTTGTAGCCTTCAGGAAGCTCTTTTTTGACTCTTTTTGGCTTTGCTGTATAACTTATCGCACCCATCATGCAGCCTTTTCTCTAAGGAGTAGGGTAGCAGCTGCTTTTAGTGCTTTGTCGTTTATCTTTTTTGTTTTCTTGTCCAGTTCACCCTGGAGGTATAAGATAACCTCACTCTGTGCTCTCTTATCTGCCTCAAGCTCTTTTACCTGCCTGTCAAGGCTTTTTACTATGTAGTTTAGCGAATGCACCGCTTCAATAGCCTCCTGATGTGTCATGATGATATCAGGGTTGTTTTGTTCTTTGTAGCTCTCTGCTATAGCTCTGTCATCTGCGTCTGCATTGTCAAAATGCACCTTTTTTAGTTCAGAAGCCGTCAAACTTCTTGTAGCTCTCATGTGTGTGTCGATCATAACTTGTCCTTTTTAAATGATTTTTTACTTTACTGATGCGTACATAGTGTATGCAAAACTTTTGCTGCTCGTCTCTTTTTTCATATCTTCAAACGCTCTTATCTCGCTTGTTGCTCCCGCGACTAAAAGTATAGTTCCCAGAAGCAGGGTGATCAAAAGTGCTAGTTTCATATTTTGTCCTTTTTTGTTTTATAAGTGAATGGTAATATAATTCCCCTTAATATATTCTTAATGAGGGGAATATTATTACCTTTTTATCGTTTTGAGTAAAACTTACACATTTTTTTTAATATGTTTTTTTATATATAATGTAAGAAGTATTTTTAAAACAAAGGATAATTTATGAAAAAAATAGCTTTATTTTTAATAGTTCTGTTTTTTTTGGGCTGTGGGTCATCAGGAGGAGGGACACCAGGAGTAAATGCACAAAAACAAAGTAATAGTCTTGGATATTATGGTAGTGATGTACTTTTAGGAGATAAAAAAGTTACTAATCCCATTTGGGCCATGACTATTTATGGTGGGAATATAGTTTATGTGATTTTTGGCTCTGATGGGTATTTTGTATCAATGGATAGCGACATGGCAATAACAGATAACTCTATCTATGGTGTGTCCGAGGATGGCAACACTCTAACCATGCATGATAGCGTAGCCGACAAAAATGCTGTTATAGCCCTGAAAGAGAAAACAAGTGAAAAATGCTACAGCATGGTACTGCAATACAACAATATAGAACATGATGGCATCATGTGCTACAATAAGCAGGACTAATTCCACTAAACAAATACAGAAAAGAGTCGATATAATGACAAGAGAGGAGCTACAACTCCTTCTCTTGCTTGTAAAAAAGTTACAGCAGTATATCGATTGCCTTTAAAAGATGTGCTGCTGCGAGTAAAGAATATCCCAAGCTGGTTAGGATATATATAGCGTAAGCTAACATATTAGCTTCTCCTTTCTGCTGACACCCTGATAGTACCCGCTAAACCCTGCAAAAAAAAAGCCCCACACCTATAAGGCATGGAGCTGTTTTGGAGGAGTAGAAGTTTGTAGCCAACTACTCACGCTAAATCTTTACTTTTAGAGTTACCTGCAACTGGCGGACTCTAAAGAGTATTATGCGATTATTTAACTTAAATAATAATAAAATTGTTTAAACTTGTTTTAATGTTTATAAAATATCTTTAGCTTTTGAGTATCCTGCCGATCACGCGACCGATTATGGAAAAGTTCTCACTTGCTCTTGAAACTCTCTCTGCTCTGTATTTTTCATTTTCACTGGAAACCGTGACGCTTCCGTCAAGATGAAACTTTAGATTGTGCAGCTTCTTGCCATCTATAGTGTCAATTATATACTTTCCGTCACTTAGATTTGCACCACTTCCTAATGTAGCAAAAAGAACTATATCTCCAATATAAACATAAGGAGTCATACTGTCGCTCGTTATAACAAGTGCAGATATCTTTTTGTCTCTGTACTTTTTGTCAACTATATACTTGTCTATAAAAAAAGTTCTTATCCTATCCTCAAACTCATCTTCCGGCTCTGATCCGTAGCCGTCAAGAAGATCCACCTCTTTAATCCTGTCGCTTCCATAACCTGCTTCGATCAGGTAGTTTTTTATTTTTATAGATGGATTCTTGATGGCTTCTGTGATTATTTTTTCCTTCTGCGAGGTAGGGTCACAGTACAGGTCTAAAACACTTACATCTAAAGCTTTTGCAATATTTGGCAAATCGTTTGATTTTGGAACACTATTCCCTTGCCTCCATTTTTTAATAGCATCTTCTTTTATTAGTGTGCCTAAACTGTTTAATACGCCCATAAAATCCTTATTACTAGTGTATTTGTCGGCAATAAGAGTATCAAGTTTTTTATAATCTATGCAATCCATGACACTAACTCCTCCATGATAGAAAGCATGGTATCTAAAATTAAGAGAATAAAATTCCCACAATTAAGTATCTTTTAAGGGGAATTCTATTACCATTACACTCATGAATACTAGAAATGAAAAAAAAACTATATTAGCAAAAGGCATAAGTAAAACACTTGGAGTGTCTATAAATATGGCATATAAGTATATCAGAGGCTCATCAGAGATGACTTTTTCACAAGCTGCAAAGCTAAAAAACGACAAAGTTATTTCATATGAGGATTTAGAAAATTTAAGTGAATATCTAAAAAAAGACGAAAAAGAGGTGCTAACAGCTTAAAAAGAGAGGACGACACTTTTTCTTGCGATGATCGCCGTCATCGTTTAGAAGCGTACAGGTATGGGAAGTGTCAAAGATATCGTGTTCGAGGTTTTCCGATATCGCATTTTAAAAGGAAAGAGCCAGGCGTGTTGACGCACACCTGAAACTCTTGACTTGAAGATACTTTTGGAGTATAACCAAGCTATGATCAGCTTCAATTATACTCCAAAAGTATCTCCATGTCAAGAGTTTTATTAAACTATTTTAACTTTTTTGCTAGATAAGTAAATTATTTTATTAAGCGTAAAAGTTAAAAAAACTAAAAAAAACTATCTTTTCCCTAAAATAGGGCAGATAGTTAAAACAAAAACTTAAGGAGAGAATGATGCAATATGTAACTATTTCACAAGCAACAGAGCTTTTAGAGTTAGGCAACGCCAGTATGTTTTACAATACTCAAGCTTTCAGGGAACATATTGTTAGCACAGAAGATGGCAACAGAGTCCCCATGAATAGCATAAAAGCCCTTCAACAAGCTATCCTCGACAAACAAAACCTAAGATACGACATGACAAGTTTTATTGATTATCTTCTTCTTAAGTATGAAGATGAAGCACTGGCAGGCATAAACTCATATTCAAGAAGAGCTACTATAAACCAAGAGATAAAAAAGCACTCATTGTTAACATACTCATCTGCAAGATATATACATGACAATCTCTACACCATAAACGATAAGTTGAGAGAAGAGTATCTCTTAGATGTAGGCAGACGGGCAAACGGCATCTATGTACCATTAGAAGAGAGAGAAGCTATACTCACAAAAGAGTATCTAGTCTCAAGATATTGGCATAGAAGAAAATCAGTGCGAGTCATATCCGAAGAGCTGAATATCCCGGAACATTATATATATGAAAAGATAAAAGAATTTGACCTGTCAAAAAATAAATACATGATACAAAAAGCAGGTAGACAAGGATATGTCATGCCTCTAAAAGAGAGAGAAGCTCATCATAAGCAACCTCATGCAAAAAGAGTGAGCCGTATATGTCCTGTAACCTTTGAAACAGTAAAAACATACAGATCACAGGCAGCCGCAGAAGAAGACGGCTTTAACAGAGAAAATGTAAAAAGAGCAGTCAAAACAGCAGGTATGCACAAAGGATATCTCTGGGCTTTAGAGGGACTCGAAGAAGCGACTATAAGAGTTGCTAAAAGAAAAACAGGCAGACACAGCATAGCCGCAAAGATGACACATAAAAAAGAGATCTCAAAAGATGATATAAAAAGACTCTATGTCACTATGGATCTAACAAGAAAAGAGACTGCAAAAAGGCTAGGTATAGGATTAGGTCTGCTAGATAACCGCATAAAACAGTACAAACTCAAAAAAAGAGGAAAACCTCTAACAAAAGATGATCTTATAGAGTACAGAGTAGGGCAGCGGCTATCTATAGAAGAGATCGCAGAGATAACCGGCAAAACGACATCTACTATTGCAACATATTTAGGCAGGTACAAAATAAGAAAACCAAGAGATCAAAAAGCAGAAAACTCACATTTTCAAAAGCAAAAGGAGACCGCATGAGCGACAACTACCAAAAAGCATATGACAAAAAGTGTGAAGAGCTGGGCATAAAAAAGATGAAATTCAAAGAAAACCCAAAACCATTTTCAGCAATTCATGATCTAAGTCAAGAAAAACCGAAAACAGTTATAAAAGGTGAAGAAAAAGTTTTGATAAAAAAATCTCTATTAAAAGAGCTGCTTGAGAAACTTGAAAACACATACGATCTAACAGAGGTAAATACACTAAAAGAGCTAAAAGAGGCTATATAAGGAGGCTAACATGGCAAAAGACGGAATAGGCACTATTGAAGAGGAATTTCTTCCTGATTATTTAAAGACACAAGAGGGGACATACGAAAAAGATCATGACAACTATGGAAATTATATAGATAATTTGGGGAGTATATATGTGTGTTTCCCTAAAACTAAAAAATACAAAAATGTTTTTTTAAATGCAAAAAAAGAAGTAAACGCTGTATTTGTAGCAAAATATCCAGGAGCAAATGAAAATGGTGTATTTGTCTCAAAAAGAGATCTCGATCCTGCAACAACAGACTCTGACACAAATCCAGTTACAAATATATATGGTTGCATTGATAATCGTTTCGCAGATATGATAGATGCCCCTAAAAGCATAGGAAGCGACTTTTTCCTAACAACAGTAAAGATTTATAGTATGCTATCTGCTATATCCAAAAAACACAAAAAGAGAAAAATTAATTCTCACAATGGCAAAAAAAATGGGGTATTTTTTAAAAAAAATTTTTGGGAAGTTGCTTTGGGATACACGCATGATGGGAAAAGTATAAAAAAGCTAAAAAAGAAAATAGATCTGACAACGCTATCAAGCAAGTCAGCATACGATTTTTCAAATTATAAAGATACGAACTTAGAGAAGCTTACAAGTTTGAAAATATATGGTAGCTCATTTATGGGAAAATATCTCACTTGTCTAGTCGGCGGTTTTTGGTACTACAGTTCGCTCGCTGGTGGGTTCTCTCTTGCTCTGGACTATGCCCGCAGTAACTCTAGCAACAATGTGGGCGGTCGTGCCTCTGTGTTTTTGTAGTGCGGAGCGATAGCGACATATGAGGAAGGAGCAGTTCTGGTTGCATTTATGCGTAAAAAATCCATATGTAGGTCCTCCTTTTATAAAATTGGTAAATATAAAGAGTGGAGAGTCCAGAGGCTCCACTCGTTTTAAGGTAAAAAGATGAATATTACAACTTCTGACTTTTTAGAGCTAAAAAACAGGGTCGCAAAGCTTGAGCAAGAGCAACAAGAGCTCTTATCATGGATGCCAGACAAACTTCCGTTAAAAGCTCTCGCAAAAGACCTTAAAGTCTCTTCTGCGGCTCTAAGTAGATACATAAAAAGGCATTCATCAGAGTTAGGGATCGGCACGACTTTTAAAGACAGTGAATTTGAAGTTATAAGTGGTACACTATTTGTGTATAAAAGTGCTGTTTTGAAGCTAAGGAGAATCTATGGCTAAAAAACACTACTACATAAGAGATGGCTACATCTATGTCTGTGCATCAAAAAAGATGCTTGAGAGAGCAGGGCAGATAGAACTAAAAAGCAATATCTCATACTATCGCAGATCTACAAATTTAGAAGCGACCGATAAAAATATCGCTTACATAGAAGACCATGCGATAGATGTTCTTTTGCATCTTATTGTCAACAAGCAAGTTAAAAAAACTATTTTTGGTGATTATGCAAGATCGATCTTGATAGAAACGACCTCCCACTTAAGTTCAAAAAAAGAGATACTATCTTATTTGGAAAGATTTATCATTCCGTTTTTTGAATTTAGCGATATAAAAGATATATCTCACTCAGACTTGAGATACTGGCAGTCCACACTTTTGGACAAAGGTCACTCAAGAGACAAAGTCAGGCGTGTAACAAATACCTTTAAAAGGATACTGCAAGAAGCAGTATATGATGATATCATCACCTATAATCCTTTTGAAAAACTAAGGCAGATAAAACCCCCAGCCCCAAAAAGAAAAGAACCTTATTCAATAGAGGAGATCGAGACTATTTTAGAAGCATCAAGAGGCTGGTTCAAAGTCTACTTCATAGTCAGCCTCATGACAGGGCTTAGAACAGGAGAAGTCCGAGCACTATCATGGGACTCTATAGACTTTAAAAATGGAAAATTTAAGATTTTCCAAAATAAAACTAAAAAATACAAAACGATCCCAATGCTGGACCTGGCAAAAGCTGCTCTTTTGGAGTGGAAACTACTATGTCCAAGCGAGATCTATGTTTTTCCAAACAGGCAAAACAAACCTTTTACATCTAGCAAAAACATAAACAAGTATCATTTTAAGCCCATACTTGAGCAGCTTAACATAAAGTATAAAAGCCTACAAGTAACAAGGCACATGTTCGCCTCGATCCTCATATCGAAAGGGATGGATATAACTTGGGTAAGCAGAATGATGGGACATGCGGACACAGACACCACGCTCAAGTTCTATAAACTCTACATCGGAGACCTAGAACAACAGTCAAAAACAGCAGTCGCAAACAATATAATCAAGTCAGTTTTTACAAAAACACCAAAAATCAAGGAGAAATAATTATGCACAAAAATCGCACATACAAATACAGAGACAAAGCCAAGCCCCCAGCGATCCTGCAAAGCATAAAAAAAACCATCACCTTCCTAATCGAGAGGTCACAGGTTCAAGTCCTGTCGAGGATACCACTCAAAAAGCCCTTGTTTCAGGGCAGTATGTGTGATATCTGCAATATTATTTCAACACAATCAACAATAAAACAGCACTTTTATACACCTATTTTGTTATTCAAAAAAAGATTTTTAGCAACATTTTTTACACATTTTTTACACATTAGCAACAATAGTCCACTACTCTCTTTATTAAGGAGAATTTATGGCTAAAATTCCAAAAAATATACCTCAGTTCGCGAAAGAAGAAGTTATTAAAAAGCTCAAAGAGGGAAGCGACAATTATAAAGTTTATATGTTCTTGGCACATGGCAACAGTCTTACAGTATCTCAAGCGAGATCAAGCGAGTTTAATCTCACTCAAGACCTTACAAGCAGAATAAGCGATCTTATCGTTAAATTTGAAGTCCCTATACTCTCAAAGAGAGTTGTAAAAGATGGTGTGTTAAAAAGATACAAAGAATACTGGATAAAAGGTGCAAACGAGAGGCTTGATAATAGTCTACTATTACAAGATAAGGAGCTATCATGAGTATCAAATATATGTCAAAAGCTTGGGGTATAGAAGATCTAAAGAGCAATAAAAAGTTAGTTTTTTTAGCATTATGTGATAACGCAAATGATGAAGGTATTTGCTATCCTTCGCAGGAAAATCTCTCTAAAAAAACTGGCATCTCCAAGAAAACTATCATAAAGATACTTAACGAAATAGAAGAGGATAGTCTATTATTGACCTATAAAAGATCTAGAAAAGGCGGCGGTCGTTATTCTACTTTATATCTTGTTTTTCCTAAAGAAACTTTCAAAGAACTCGATGACGAATATAGGGAAAAATTTAGTAAAAAATATGCTGAAAAATTTAGTAAAAACCACACCCAAAGTGAAGAGGCTACACCATACCCCCAAAGTGAAGAGGCTACACCACAAAACCACACCCAAAGTGAAGAGGCTACACCTAAACCATCACTTACTTTATTTAACCATCACTTATATAAGAGATTATCACCTAAAGAAAAAGAGACTTATTTAGAATATATCGCACTAAGAAAAAAGATGAGATTAAAAACAACAATCCAAATACATAATCGATTACTGGAGAAGTATTTTGAGTATGGGCAAAATATAAAAGTCTTAGAAAACTCGATTGATGCAAACTGGAAAGATTTGTATCCTCTTAGAAACACAGGAACATCAAGATTGAATATTTCACAAAAAGATTACTCCGACACTGAGGAAGCTTTTTAAAATGACACAACAAGATATTTTAGACTTAAAAGTGATATCAAACATACCTGCACGATATGCATCAGCTAAATTTGAAGGCATTACAGATGAACAGGACATCTTGGTCGATAAACTTAGAGCTAACTGGAATAAAGGAAGAGAGACTTCAGTGAATGATTTTATAATCTTTGGCTCGATCGGAAATGGTAAGACCCACATTGTTATTGGACTACTAAATAGACTTATTCAAAAAGGATTGCACTGTAAGTATATCACGGAATTTCAGCTCTTAGAGATATACCACAGAAAAGAATACAAAGAATTTGATAAATTTGCCAGAGCAAAACTTTTAGTTATTGACGAGATAGGAAAAAGAAATTTAGCTGAATGGCAACAAATACAACTAGAAGAGCTAATATCTGCACGATATGACAATCAACTGCCTACAATCTTTATAACCAACTTAACCCAAGAGGAGTTTAAAAAAACAATCGGAGATCGTGCAGCCGATAGACTTAGAGATAATAATGTCCAAAAGTTTACACTGCGAGGTGAAAGTTTACGAGGCAGGGAGAAAGCAAGAGCATGACATTAGATCCTAATTACTGCAGAGACCATCGACAAGGAGATATAGTTATAGACTTTCTTAATTTACCAAGCGAATACACCTACGCTGTAGGAGTATTTAATAAAGGAATATTTGAGTGGATAGGAAAAGATTTAAAGCCTCATCGCTATCAAGGCTCAAAGTGTGCCTTCAAATGGGAATCGGCATTAAAGATTGTTAGGAAATATGCACATGGCTGATCTATTTACAGAGCTTAGGGCGTTTGATAAAATGATAACAGACATCGAAAACTCAAAGAAAAAACAAATACCATACGCAACAGCACAGGCATTAAAATATACTGCTGCAACAGCTCAAAGCGATGTATCTAAGCACATAGAGCAAACTTTTGATGTTTCAAACGGCTGGTACAAAGAAGGCAGAAGATATGGACCAAAAAAAACTACACCAAACAAACATAACCTAAGAGTAACAATCTATATGGATAGACCAGGGAGCGGTCAAGAGCATTGGATAGAGGATCATGAGAGTGGAGAACTTCGCCGTGCCGATGGAGGAAGAGGGATATTAGTCCCTACACATTATTTTGAAAAACTTTTTGGCAGAAAGAAAAATAGAGCAGCAAAGAAAAAAGCCCAAACAATGCTTGGAAACAAAAAAAAATACAGAGTATTTGAGGCTCCGATCAGAGTAGGTTCAGGCTCAAATAGAAGAATAGGGAGCAAGCATGGCGATACAGCGATATATTATGTTCCAAAAGGAAAAACAGAAGGAAAAAGATCACGAGTAGGTAAAACTGGCAGAAAATTAAAGCCAAAAAAGATACTAAATCGTAAAGCTTTCCCCCTTTGGATAGTAAAAGAAGAAGTAAAAGAGAAGCCACGATTAGAGTTTGAAAGAACAATAAGAAAAAGATTTGAAAGAGATTTTAACAAAGAGTTCTACAAGCAGTTCGATCGAGCGATGGCTAACAGAAAAGTTTAGGTACTTCTAGGGAACTTTCACCTACGAGGGTAAAGGCGACACGCGAGTGTTTTGTAGTTTTGGGCAGTGAAACTTGCTTTCCACTTTTGATTGTGGAAGTTTCCAAAACAGGAGGATATCTTAGATGAAGATAGAATTATAAAAGAGCAGATAAAGGAGAACAATGAAGATAGAAAATGAAAAGCTAGACAATATCAAAAGCTTTGAAAATAATGCAAAGTTGCACCCAGATTGGCAGATAGACCAAATTGTAAAATCTATACAGGAGTTTGGTTTCAATGATCCAATTGCCTTAGATGAGAATAATGTAATTATTGAAGGACATGGTAGATATTTGGCTGCCAAGAAGATGGAAATGGATGAGATCCCAGTTATAAAACTCTTACATCTGGATGAGACAAAGAGAAGAGCTTATATATTGGCACATAATAAACTCACTATGAATACAGGCTTTGATGAGAAACTATTAAAACAAGAGTTTGAATTTTTAATAGAGAGTGAATTTGATTTTGAACTGACAGGGTTTAATCAGGATGAACTTTCTGATTTTGGGATTGAGTTTGAAGATGACGAGGATGATGGCTCCGCGGATATAATTCCAGAAGTTGATGAAAAAAATATAGTTATAAAAAGTGGCGATATCGTAGAACTTGGAAATCATAAGCTTTTATGTGGGGATAGTACAAATATAAAAGATGTTGAAAAACTTATGGGGGGGGGGATTGGCAGACCAACTTATCACCGATCCGCCTTATAATGTAGATTATGTCGGCAAAAGCGATAAAGCTATGACTATACAAAACGACAGTATGGAAGATGTGGCTTTTAGATCATTCTTAAGAGATGCTTTTTCAAATGCTGATGCGGTCATGAAAAAAGGTGCTGTTTTTTATATTTGGCATGCTGATTCTGAAGGTTATAATTTTAGAGGAGCTTGTAGAGATTGCGAATGGAAAGTTAGACAATGCTTAATATGGAATAAAAACTCAATGGTTATAGGCAGACAAGATTATCACTGGAAACACGAGCCTTGCTTATATGGGTGGAAAGAAGGAGCTGGTCATCTTTGGGCGAGTGATAGGAAGCAAGTTACTGTTATAAATTTTGACAGACATACTGTATGCGACCTGCATCCAACAATGAAGCCTGTAGAGTTGATAGAGTACCAGATACTAAACAATACAAAAGGCGATGATGTAGTGCTTGATCTTTTTGGAGGCTCTGGCACGACTCTTATAGCTTGTGAAAATAGTGGCAGACAATGCCGAATGATAGAGTTAGATCCAAAATATGCACAAACAATAGTTCAGAGGTATTGTGATTATACTGAGATTGATAGCATAATCATAAATGGACATGAAGTGAATTGGAGTGAGTATAAAAATGCAACTTAAAAAGCATAGTCATTATGAGGTTTTGACAAATCAGATCATTGGTATCATTATTGGCTGGTGTATTGTTTATTTTATATTTCCAAGATTGGTTTTTTTGAGCAGTTCGGAGTTAGCTAGTGTTTCGACTATTATGTTTTTTGTATCTAGCTATATTAGAAGTTATTTAGTTAGAAGATTTTTCAATAAGTTAGGAGGTTTATGATTTGTTAGTTTCTCGGCGGCGGTTTGCTAAGATTATCGGTCGGTCTCATACTTTTGTAAATGAAAAAGTTAATGATGGCACGATCACTCTCTATGATGGAAAAGTAAAAGTTGAGGAAGCTAAACAAGCTATCCTCGACAATCAAGATCCAACTCGCGATGCACAGAGAGAAGCAAATGAGGCAAAAAGGAGAGTTGATAAAAATACTCTTCCTTTTGATCGTAAAGCAGAGTATAAGACTATAGCAGATATGACTGACGATGAGAAAGCAGAGCTTGAGAGAGAGCGGGAAGAAGCTGAAAAGATAAGAGTTGAAGCAGCCGCAAAAGGTATAGACACAACAAAAGAGAAGATCCCAAAAAATCTAAACCAGGTGAAGCTTTTTAAAGAGTTTTATCTTGGGAAGATGGCACAGCTTGATTATAATATAAAGACTGGGAAATATAGCTTAAATGAGGAGATAGAAAAAAATGCCTACGAACTCGGTCGTAAAGTTCGTGATGCTGTTATGAATGTTCCTGAAAGGATGTCATCTATCATCGCCACTATGGATGACGAGATACAGATAAGAGAGTTGTTGGTTGAAGAGCTTATATATGCTCTTGAGGGAGTACAGAGTTGAGCTGTCCTTATGTGACTGGGTTTTTGGCTGGTATAAAACCAGATCCAAAACTAAATGTTTGTGAATGGGCTGAAAAAGAGCGAATTTTAGCAGGAAAAGGCTCCAGTGAACCTGGGCGATATAGAGTGAGCAGAACGCCATACTGCAAAAGATCGATGGAACTTATGTCGCCTTTTTCATATGCAAACGAAGAGCATGTTATGAAAGGCACCCAGCTTGGATTTTCTGAAGTTGCAAACAATATATCGCTGTTTTATATAAAGCAAGTACCAAGCCCTATACTGCTTTTAATGATGACCAAAGAGGTTGCAAAAAATCATTCTGCAAACAAATTAACTCCAGCCATTCAGGTGATGCCTGAAGTGTTGGCAGTTATTAAAGATGCAAAGCAGAAAGATGATGGTGGCGGTACTTTTCTAAAAGAGTTTATGAACGGTTTTTTAAACATTGCCTGGGCTCAATCGACAGCTAGTTATGCAAATGCTTCTATTCGGATTTTATTGCTAGATGACTGTGACAGGTTTCCTGAAGAGGTAGGGGAGGAAGGTGATCCGATAAAGTTAGCTATAAAGAGAACCAATAGTTTTGGACGAAAAAGAAAGATATATTCTAACTCCACACCGACTACAAAAAGAAAATCAAAGATATTAAAAAACTATCTCAGGGGAAATCAAGAACATTATTACATGCCATGTCCGCACTGTACGCCAAGACATGTGGGCAAACAGACAAAAGAGAATATGGTGCGGTTTGAGTTTGAGCATTTTCACTTTGAGTATAGTAAAGAGTATGTTTTAGAGAGCGAAGTGTTTTTTGTGTGTCCGCATTGCGGATCTATGATAGAGGAGAAGTATAAAACTTGGATGATGGCAGAAGAGAATGGAGCCAGATATTTTCCTACGGCAAAACCAGTTCATCCTAGTGTGTTTAGCAGAAGAGTGCCAAGTTATTATAGTCCGATCGGATGGCTTAGTTGGAGAGAGATATTTCAAGACTTTTTAGAGGCCAAGAAGCTTATGAACGCTGGAAACAGTTCGGAGATGAGAACTTGGAAAAATACTCTTGATGCTCAGCCATGGGAGGAGGATTATACATCTGTCAAGATCAAACATCATGATCTTATGGATAGACGAGAAAAGTACAAAGCCCAGGTGCCTGAAGGTGTATATCTGCTTGTTGCTGGAGTAGATACACAAGATGACAGGTACGAGATCGAGGTTTTAGGGATCGGCAAACATGGTGAGACTTGGAGTATAGAGACATATATCATCAGGTCGGATCCAAATCTTAAAGATACCGAAGATCTACTTGATAGTTATCTAAACAGCACATTTGTTCATGAGTGTGGAAACAGTATGAAGATATATGCAGCTGCTATAGATACAGGAGGGCATAGAACACTGGCAGTTAGCAGGTATTGTAAAAAGAAGTATGCAAAGAGAGTGTATGCCATAAAGGGAGCAAAACCTGTGGATGCACCTGTTGTAAACAAGCAGCCTAGTAAAAACAAATATGACACAAGATTTTATCAGGTCGGAGTAAACATGATAAAGGATGAGTTTTATGCAAATCTGGCTCTTACAGAAAAAGGTCCAGGGTACTGCCACTTTCCATACAAAGAAGAGAACGAAAATGAAGAGCTATACGGAAGTGACAATAAAGGACTCTATGATAGATCATATTTTGAGCAGCTTACTGTAGAGGTACAGGATGAGACAGGAAGATGGTTAAATCCTGCGAGAAAGAGAAATGAGGCAACAGACATAAGGGTTTATGCAAAAGCAGCCTATGAGCTATGTCCAAGAGATGTTGAAAAGATGAGCGAACCGCTGTATCACACATCAATAAAAAAAACAACAAAAAGAAGAAGACGAATATTAAGCAGAGGAGTAGAATAGATGAAGAGCTTTTGGGATAAAAAAAATATACTAAGAAGGTATCTTAGTTTTAAAAACAGAACTCTTTTTGTGCTGGAAAAAATAGCAGAAAAAGAGGATATCTCAATAAGCGAAGCGATAGAAAAAGTCGTAAATTCATCTGCCAAATATCATGAATCTCTTTCAAATCTTGAGAGAGATTATCCAGATATAAAAGGAGACAAATATGTTGGATGATTTTGACCTATGGGGAGATGTAGAGTTCGAGGAAGATGATGAGCAACAGATCGATAAAAGAGACTCTGACGATCTTGTGGCTGAAGCTGCAGCAAAAGGTGAAGTTGCAAAGATAAAAAGCAGAGAAAGATTTATAAAATACAAAAATCTACATTTTTTAAAATTATCAAACATAAAAGAGCTTCTACCTCTTCCAAAAGAAAATGAACAGTATAGAATTATCACCCAAGAAGCTTTTAATGCTTACACTTTTATCCTATATATCCTAGAAAGAGAAGAGATAGAACACATGCATCTATCAACTTTTAACATAAAAGAGACGATTATTGAAGCACTTTTTGATCTACTAAAAGCAGGACAAATAAAAACTCTAAGACTTATGATAAGCGAATCTGTAAGATTTCGTATGCCTAAGAGAATAGCACAACTCCAAGACCTTTTCACACAAAATAAAGACAAATACGATATAAAAGTAAAACTAAATTGGAATCACTCAAAAATCATCCTCGTAAAAACAAAAGATAATTTTTACTGCATAGAAGGAAGTGGAAATCTAAGTGATAATGCACAAATAGAACAATATATCATAGACAATAATCAAGATCTATACGATTTTCATAAAAGCTGGATGGATGAAGCATATCTGCAAAACAGACTAAAAAGAGAAGAAATCTGGGAATAATCTCACTTTTTATATATAAAATCGTTAAAAAACTATGATTTTCATCAAAAAACAACGAAAACCCTTGACAAAATCACGAAAATTTGTTATAATTATGGTATGAAAAGAAAATGAGGTGTCGGAGACCTTGACCGACCAAAGCAAAGGTCTCCGACTTTGAGTCTTGCGACTCGCCATGATAACATAAAAAGGAAAAGTTATGGCAAGGATTACAAAAAACAGCAGAACAAAAACTATCAATGGGGCTCTTAGAGAATTAAATAAAATTATAGAGACTGTAGAATCTCATAAAAATACTTACTTTTGGACTCCACCACGAGTTGCCTCAATGAGAAGAGCAAGAGAATTTAAAGATGTTTACAATATGGACATCTTAGGTTCTAACATAGAGGTAACTTTGGAATTAAGCATGAGTTGCAGTAATGTCTATTTTACAAAAGAGTTTTATGTAGATGGTAAAAAAACAAATTTAACAAAGATTAAAGGATTTGCTAAAAGATTAAATAAAATACTAGAGAGGAGAAAATAAACATGAAAAATCTAAAAACAGAAATTGTAGAAGCAATACTAAGTAGAGAGCTAGTTGATTTTGTGGAGGTATCAAGCTATAGTTACAAAATCAAAAAAGGGAAGATCTTTTGTGGAGATGTCGAGCTTAAAACATCTACAAAAATAAATGATCTCTCTGACTTTGCTGACAAGATAAAAGTTTTGTTTGATAGGTATGATGAGGAAATAGAAAAATTGAAAGATTTTAAAAATGACTTTTTAGATGTAAATAGACTTCCAAGTGAGTGGGGTAAGCTAAATGATTTAAGAAAAAAAGAAGCTAACAAACTTAAAGCTTTAACCTTTTTGAAGCTTAATAAATTAGGTGAGGAGTTAAAAGAAAAAGGGAATTGGAGTCGAATAGAAATCGGCTGTATAGATTACTATGATGAGGGAAATGATTGGGATAGTAAACTTGTTCTTAAATGGGATGATGAAAAAGGTTTTTACACAATAAATAAAGATTACAATAAAAATATGGGCTATTGGGAAGATGCTGGAACACATTTTGAAAAATATGAAGCAGAAGGGCTTGACGAGTTAAAAAAAGTGTTAACTAACTTGCAAACAAAAGAACTTGCTAAAATACTACCAGAAAAGATAAAAAGAT